ATTAGCTGTCTTAGCCCTTTTTACGCTCGCATTGAAAAAATGTTGGCGGGCATGTTGACTCGCAAGCCGGTCAGATTGACGGACGTAAGTGACACGATCACAGAGCAGCTGTTTGACGCAGATTTGCAGGGAAACGACATCACGCAGTTCCTCTATGAGGCAACAAGAATTTGCCTGCGTTATGGGCACGTCGGTGTTCTGGTCGATGCTGCGTCTGATGGCAGCGGTAGGCCGTACTACGTTCGCTATACCCCAAGAGATATTTTAGGCTGGCGCAGTGAAATTATTGATGGCGCACAGAAGCTGACCCAACTGCGCTTATTTGAAACGATTACTGAGCCCGATGGTAAATACGGGGAGAAGGTTATTGAGCAGGTCCGAGTCCTGACCCCCGGTGCTTACGAGATACACCGCAAGGAACAGGACGGTGAATTCAAGCTGTTTGACGAGGGCACAACCACTGTCAAAGAAATTCCGTTTGCGGTGGCATATTCCAACCGCTTTGGCGTGCTTGAGTCGCGGCCGCCAATGAATGACATTGCAGAGCTAAACCTTAAGCACTATCAGGCAAGCTCTGATCTCAGCAACCAGTTGAGAATTTCAGCGGTTCCTTTCTTGGCCATTTACGGGATGCCACCAAGCGCGGAAGAGATAACGGCTGGCCCATCGGAGGCCATGAGTCTGCCTACTGATTCACGAGTTGAATTTGTTGAGCCATCTGGCAACAGTTACGAGGCGCAGTTCAAGCACCTGGACCGGATCGCGGAAGAAATCAACACGCTGGCGTTGGCCAGTGTCCTGGGCCAAAAGCTTTCAGCAGAAACAGCTGAGTCGAAACGCATTGACCGCAGCCAGGGCGACAGCACCATGATGCTGATCGCGATGCAAATGCAGGATCTTTTAGATAACTGTTTGCGTTTTCATGCCGAGTATTTGAACGAAAGCCAGCCAGGCACGGCTTACGTCAATCGTGACTTTATGGGTCAACGTTTGCAGCCCCAAGAAATACAAGCATTGCTGCAGCTTTACACTGCCGGAACTATCACCCAGAAAACCTTGCTTGAAGAACTCAGCAAGGGAGAGGTGCTTGATGATCTGGATGTTGAAGAAGAGCTTGAGGCGCTTGAAATGGGCGGTCTATCAGGCACGCAGGAGCCTGAACCAGAGGAGGAACAAGAGCCTGAAGAAGAGGATGAAGATACGCTGCCAGAAGAGGATGAGGACGTAGAAGATGTGGCGGAATAAGCCGGAGCGCCGAGAGCGAAACCTTTTTGTCTTTCAGGGCAGTTGCGTGGGTCCACATTTTGGGATTGTGAGAACTACTTGGTACGACAACGGCCAAATAAGCGGAATACAAGAAACAAAGTTGAGGGAAAGCCCAGATTGGATGATAAATACAGCAAAGTTCACCGCAGTAGTGGGCACCGCATTACGGGAAGGTGCTGACGTGTCTGTTTATGTGGATTGTGACCCTACCGAATTGGGCTTGGAGGGTTTGTGACTGCATCGCCTAGCGCTGGGGAACAGGTCAGGTTTCTTGATAACACCATCAAGCCTGGTGGCGTTGCGGGAGTGCCTGAGAGCTACTACCGCAAGGCACTAGATCTAAATCGGTTCAGCAATGGCGTGGCCAACAAGCTGCTGGAGTCTTATCGACGGCAAATCGTCAAGGCTGTGCGGGAGCTGGAGCGCATCGACAAGATGCCAAGCAGCAAAAAGCCGCAGTTCAAGGCTGCACGGATGCGGGCCCTGATTAAACAAAACCTGGACTCTATGAAGAGCTGGTCTGGGCAAAGCATTAATGAGTTAATTCAACAGCTGGATGGTTTGGCTGATGTTGAGGTTGCGTTTGCCAAGGCGGAACTGCAACGGGTAGTACCTGGAGCGGTCAAGACTCAGGTACGGACGGTCGAGGTCACGGAGTCCTTTGCCAAGGCTGTGGTGAAAGCTGACCCACTGGATGTGGGCACCAACCTTTTGCAGGAAAGCTTTGAGGAAGCGGTAAAGGGGCCAGGTGCAGTGATGAAGCTGACGGCACGGCAGGGCGCTGTGATTCGGATGCCTGATGGCACCAGCATTGTCAAAGCATTTCGCGGTTTAGCTGAACGCCAGGGCGATCTGTTCTCTCGTGCGGTGCTGGATGGCCTGCTTACGGGTGAGAGCACGGAATCCATCGCACGGTCTTTGTATGGAGAGCTGGGCTTTTCAACTGAGGCGCTGACCTCAAGGCAAATTGCATTGGCCCAGCAAGGCAACGCCTGGAAAATGGCAAAGCATCAAGTGCGGACGTTGGTTAGGACCAGCGTTAATGCCACGTCAAACGCTGCCAGCCTGCAGGTTTATAAGGCAAACCCAAACCTCACGAAGAAGTACAGATGGATTGCCACGCTGGATAGCAACACCACGGCGATTTGCCGCAACCTGGATCAAAAGGAGTTCTTCTACGGCAAGGGGCCAACCCCAGCCAACCCACCACATTTCAGCTGCAGATCTACAACGGTGCCGGTGATTGATTACGCGGGCGCATCCAAGAAATTTGGAATTGATATTCCACCACCTAGCTCAAAGATTGGCTACCGCCCAACAAAAGAGGGCACGCCGTCTAGTGCAGATCCCAAGGGTGGCCGGGTGCCTGTTGGGACAAGCGCAGCACAGCACCTGTACGACCTACGGGGTACGACTAAGGCGGGCAAGAAATCAAGGTTCGATGCCAGCCCTGCTCAGGCCCGGATGCTGAACGGTGGCAAGGCAACGCCTGGGGCATTTGAGAAGGCCCGTTATTACAACCGCTTGGCTGATCGCTATGGCCCAGATGGGGCGATGATGCGATTCATGCGTGAGGACGGTTCAGAGGTGAGCCTGAAACAGCTGCGTTCCCGATATGGGGAGCCGGACAAGATCACAAAGAGCAAGAAAGCTGCGGCCCCTAAAGCAAAACCCAGGTCAAAGCCTAAGCCGACTCCTAAGCCGACGCCGACGCCTGAGCAGATCTCTCCTGATGTTCAGCGCAGCTTTATTGAGGGTCATTTCTTTGGCCAACGTCAAAAACTAAGCAATCAAGATGTAGCCGACAGCTTGGAAATCGTTGCAAAAGAGGATTCAGATGTAGGCCGCAACTTCACCAAAATGCTGGAGTTCATGCGGCGTAAAAATATTTCAACCGTTTGGTCTAATGGCCGAGAAAAGGCGTTTGGTCGCGGCCCCAACTTCGACCACTGGAAGAATGACACGTTGATTCAGTCCATGAAAGACGGCGTTGCGCGGGCACCTAATGAGCGCGGGGCCAGATTTGTTGGTGATGTGGTCAAAGATATGGAGAAGGGCCAGGTTTCGACGTTCTTAAGTCGCCTCGGGTCTGTAAGCAGAGGCGCAGCAGGTCACACCATTAATGGTGGTGGCTTTGTTGTGCTGAAGCAGACGAGCCGTCAGGTCAAGATCAAGGCAAGAGAGCTGACCAGGACCAAAGAAGCGGTGCTTCGTAGTGTTGAGGATGCAGCCGCAGGCAAACCAAAGTTTGTGACAAATTCAGATCTCTACAGCGTCAGTGGCAAAACAACTGTTGACACCAAAGACGGGTGGTTGACCACCTTGGTGCATGAGGTTGGCCACCAAGTCCATTTCAATGCAGGCAAACCATCGTTTGGCCGTTTGATTGAGAAAGGTTTAGAAGGGTTGTCAGGCGAAAAACTTTTGATCGCGCGAGGCAAGCGCAGGTGGACCCCTTCCAAATATGGAAAGACAAATGAGATGGAACAGTTCGCCGAAACCTTCGTTCAGTATGTTTTTGCGCCGACAGCCTTAAAAAAAGCCAACCCATACGCCTATCGCTGGATTGATGAAGCCTTGCAGGAGGGATTGAAATGACCATTGATGAAGCCGTCGAACTTGTAGGGACGTGGCCCAAGAACCGCAGCGTCCCTCGCAAGCTGTCAGAAGCGATTTTGATAGCTAGGGGTATGGACCGTCTACAGCTGGGTTTGCTGACAGAGGTTCTTATGACTGCATCCGTGAATGAGGCAGATTTTGAGCTTATCGAGAAGTATCTCGGCTGAAGTTAAGCTAGATGTGCTGTTAGGGCCTGTCCCATGCAACTTCACAGCAAGTTCCAGTTCAAACCGACCACAGAAGAGGCCCCGGCTTGCCCTCCAAAAAAGCCCACTGCTAAGAAAAAAGCAGCTAAAACAGAAGCATCCAAGGAGGACAGCTGATGCCTAGTTACAAAGGCCCCATGAAGCCCCAGAAACCTGCGGGCAAGAAAAAACCCAAGAAGAAAAAGAAGTAATGGCCCGGAAGATGCGGCGCGTTTCAAAGGACAAGGCCACTGGCCTGCCGAAAAAGTACCTGTCTGGTGCCAAGAATCGCGCAAGCAAAGCCCGAGAGATCAAGCGCACAGCGGCTGCGTACAAGGCGGGCGAATTTATCGACATCAAAGCCGTTTCTGCATCGAGGACCAAGCAAGGTGGCACCAAAAAGAAAACCACTAAACGCCGCAACAAAAGAAACCCTAAAAGGTAAGGCCGAAAAAACCAGGTTCTTCTACGGGGAGCTGGCTGCGGTTTATCGAAAAGGGCAGGGCGCATACTTGTCCAGCGGATCGCGCAACGTTCCCATGGCTGCGTGGGCAATGGGCCGGGTCAACAGCTACATGCGGGGCGATAAGGCACGAACGGCAGATGCTGCGATCTACGCCCGCTACAACAAAAAGCGATGAGCATCCAACGTGGCGGCCATACGTTTGAGGGCTATGACAAGCCGATCAGGACGCCGAATCATTCGAGCGGCAAGTCTCACGCTGTTGTCATTAAAGACAAAGGCAACGACAGGCTTATCAGGTTTGGGATGCAGGGCGCAAAAACAAAGCGCCCGCGTAAGGGTGAATCAGCGGCGGATAAGGCAAAGCGTGCGTCTTTTAAAGCGCGTCATGCGAAAAATATCGCTAAGGGCAAAACAAGCGCCGCATATTGGGCGAACAAAGTCAAATGGAGCTGATAACCTTTAAAGGCAATTTAGCCTGTGGCTAATTCATGTCCGAAGAACAAACTGCTCCTGTGGAGCAATCTGTTGACACCAGCGAATTAAAAACAGAACTCGAATCAATGAGGCGTAAAAACGCTGAATTGCTCGATGAGTACAAAAAAGCAAAAGCTCAAGCAAAGGCTGTGCCTGATGGCGTTGATGTTCAGGAGTTACTGGACTTCAAAGCTAAGGCGGAACAAGCAGACCTGGAAAAACAAGGCAAGTACGGCGAAGCCCGACAAGCTTTGGAGCAACAGTTCCGTGAGGCGACGGCGGAGAAGGACAAGCGCATTTCTGAACTTGAAGCGCGTGTTCGTGAGCTGGAGTTGATCACGCCTGCTGTCAGTGCTTTGGCTGATGTTGTTCATGACCCAGACTTGATTTTAAAAACCAAGTTGACGAGTGAACAAATCGAGCGTGAGGCTGATGGCACCGTCGTTGTTGTTGATGGCTATCAACGAACGCCTGTTAGTGAATGGGCCAAGACGTTGCCTGCTTGGAT